AAATTAGACAAGGCGGATTTTTAAAGATGCATGTGGATTTTAATATACATCCTATAACAAATTTAGATAGACGAATTAATGTCCTTGTTTATCTAAACGACGATTGGCCAGATGAATATGGTGGTAATTTAGATTTGTGGGATACAGAAATGGGTTCTTTAAAAATATCTGTCCCTCCAAGAAAAAATACCACAGTAATTTTTAATACTACTGAAAATTCGTGGCACGGGCATCCAGACCCAGTAACCTGTCCAGAATATAGATCTAGAAGAAGTATGGCATTTTATTACTATACAATTCCAGAGGAAGGGATTTCACGGAGCCGCCATTCGACAATATACAAGCCGAGACAACAAGATACTTTTTAATTATGGCCGCCAAGGTAGTTAAAGAACTCTACGGATTTTCTGGAAATCAAATATTATTGATGCAGAAACACGACAAGCTCTTTGTGAGAAAGATAGGTAACATAGATCGTAATGTTGAACGTATGGTTGCATTACATGAAAAATATCCGTTACCTAAAATTTACAAATATTCTAAAAACAGATTCGATATGGAATACATGCATGGGTTAGATATTAAAACATATTTAA